TTACCGAGTCGCTCAACGTCACGCAGCAGGGCATCATCGTCAGCGGCGCCGAAAACCCTGCACTCGTCACCTACGCCATCGGAAAAGACCCGGCCAAGCTCAAGGAGCTCGCCGCCATCAGTGACCCCGTGAAGTTCGCCTTCGCGGTCGCCAAGTTGGAGACGCAACTGAAAGTGAACCCACGCAAACCCGCCGCCGCCCCTGAAACCGTCGTCAAGTCGACGACTCGCCTCGCGGGCGGCTCTCATGACCAAGTTCTCGAACGCCTGCGCGAAGAGGCCGACAAGACCGGAGATCTCACGAAGGTCATCGCCTACAAGGCGAAGTTGAAGGCACAAGCGCAGACGAAGTAACGTTTAAGGAATACGACAATGGCCAACGCATTTTCCAAAGAAGAGAAGGTCGCTTTCGAGCAGCTCCTCGAGGGCTTCAACGACGCGCTCGTGATGAGCCGCAACGTCTCGGTCTACAACTACAACCAGACCGACGCGGCCCGCACGACGATCTTCCCGCCGGGTGTCTCGCCGAACTTCGGCACCGTGTGGCGTCCGCAGCCGTACATCATGACCTCGACGACGAGCACGCCGGGCACGCCGATCACCATCTCGGACAAGACGCAGCTCACCGTTCCCGCGTCGATCACGAACGTGAAGACCGTCGCGTGGGGCATGAACTCCGTTGAGCTCCGCGACGCGCTTCAGGAAGGCCGTCTCGCGGCTGGCGCGAACCAGAAGCTCGCCTCCGACATCAACGTCGCGGTGATGCAGACGGCGACCGCTCTCGGCTCGCTCGTCGTTACGACCGGCACCCCGGCGGGCTCGTTCGATGACATCGCGCTCTGCGATACGCTCATGAACGAGACGGGCGTTCCCGGCGATATGCGCTACCTCTCGCTCTCCTCGCGCAGCTACAACGGCCTCGCGGGCAACGTCGTCGGCACGACGCGCTCCTTCGGCGCGAACAACCGCTCCGACAAGGCGTTCGAGCGCGCTTACGTCGGCATGGTGTCGTCGTTCGAGACCTACAAGCAGGACTATGCGCTCCGTCAGACCGGCAACACGCAGGTCCCCGGCGCGGCGACCATCGCGACCAACGGCGCGCAGGCGAACTTCGTTCCGCGCGCGACCACGGTCAGCGTTGCGGGCACGATGAACGTCGACAACCGCTTCCAGACGGTCACCGTGAACAACGGCGCCCTCTTCAACGACGGCGACGCATTCACCATCGAGGGCATCGAGGCGGTGCACCTCATCACGAAGCGCCCGACCGGCCAGCCGAAGACCTTCCGCGTCGTCGGCGCTCCCGTCGGCAACACGATCGTCATCACCCCGCCGATCATCAGCGCCGACAACGCGCCGACCGAGGCCGAGCTTCAGTACAAGAACTGCGAGCGCGCTGGCGCTGGTCTCGCGGCTGCGCAGATCACCTTCCTCAACACCACGACCGCCGACATCAACTGCTTCTGGCACAAGTCGGCGATCGAGCTCCTCCCCGGTCGCCTCGCGATCCCCGAGAACGCCGGCGTCGCCGTCATGCGCGCCAGCACGGACCAGGGCATCGAGGTCGTGATGCAGAAGCAATTTAACCTGCTTTCGAGCCTCACCGAGTACCGCGTCGACGTGCTCTTCGGCACGGCGCTGCTCAATCCCGAAATGGCCGGCGTGCTTTTGTTCGACCAGTGATTTCCCACTGATTCGAGAAAGGAGGAGCGGCTTCGGTCGCTCCTTCTTTTTTCTCTTGCGCGTGCTACCGTGCACGCCATGCCGCTCGTCAAAGGATACTCGAAGGGCTCCGTCTCGAAGAACATCAAGACGGAGATGAAGGCCGGGAAGCCGCAGAAGCAGGCCGTCGCGATCGCGCTTTCGACGGCGCGCAAGGCGAAGGCTGCGAAGAAGGGGAAGTGAAATGCCCCTCGTCTACCGCAAGACCAAGCACGGCCTCGAGTACCGCAACGAGGCCCCGCACCTCGTCGCAAAGCGCGTCGCCGAAGGCTGGTGCACGAGCAAGGCCGACGCCCTCGCGCCGAAGCCCGCTCAGTCTCCCGTGCCCGTCGCCGCTGCTGACGCGCCCGCGGTCGATGCTCCCGCGCTCGACGTGAGTGACGACGACGCCCCGCCGACGCGCGCGGAGCTCGAAGCGAAGGCCGCGGAGCTCGGCATCAAGGTCGACAAGCGCTGGAGCGACAAGACGCTCGGCGAGCGCATCGAGTCTGCGCTGACGCCATCGGAGGGCTAATCCATGGGCTACACGAAGCGGCAGTACATCGAGGCGGCGCTGACCGAGATCGGCCTCGCCGACTACGTCTTCAACTCGACGCCGCAGGACCTCCAGACGGCGCTGCGCCGTCTCGACGGCATGATGGCCGAGTGGAACGAGCGCGGCATCCGTCTCGGCTACCCGCTTCCGCTCTCGCCGCAGCAGAGCGACCTCGACTCGCAGACCGGCGTACCAGACCGCGCGAACGAGGCGATCGTCACGAACCTCGCGTGCCGCATCGCGCCGAGCTACGGCAAGCAAGTGCTCCCCGCGACGATGGCGACCGCGCGCGAGGCGTACAACACGATCCTGGTGCGCGCCGCGATGCCGCAGGAGCAGCAGTTCCCGCGCACGATGCCCGCCGGCGCTGGTAATAAGCCGTGGACGTGGCAGGGCGACCCGTTCCTTCCGCATCCCGTCGATCCGCTCCTCGCGGGCAACGACGCCCCGATCGACTACGACTGAAGCAACAGGACCGCCATGCCAACGATCAACCAGCTCGCGCAACTTAACCAGCTCTCGGGGTCCGATCAAATCCCCGTGTACTCCGCAAGCAACGGCGACGCGCGCAAGGCGTCGATCTCGACGCTGCTCACGTACATCGAGCAGGCGTGGATGTCCCCGGCCTTCGAGCGCGTCACCGCGTCGCCGACGCTCTCGGGCTTCACGCTCACGCTGCCGACCGGCGCGAACTCGCTCTTCGTGCTGTTGACGCCGACGGGCACGATGGCCACGGGTACGATCGTCCTCCCGCCCGCGGCGAGCGCGGCAGACGGTCAAGAGATCGTGCTCTTCACCTCGCAGGAGGTCACCGCGCTCACGTTCACGCTCAACGGCGCGACGGCAGTGAACGGCGCCCCGACGGGCATCCAGGCCGGCGCCTCGCTGACGCTGCGCTACGACGTGCTCTCCGTCGCTTGGTACACGACCGAGAAGCCTACCAGCGTCGGATCGGGCACGGCGGACTTCCTCCCGAAGTGGACGGCGCCAACGACGCTCGCCAACTCGATCGTGCGCGACAACGGCACCGAGGTCTCGATCGGCGGCGCTCCCATCGCCGGGCAGAAGCTCGCGGTGTACGGCAACCAGTTCAATTTCCAGTCTGACGCAGACACGGCGATCTCCGTCTGCAACGCGGCGAGCACGGCGCCCCGCACGGCGCTCTTCGAGGCGTCAAACTACACCGACGGCACGACGGGCACCGCGGGCTTCCGCGCCAATATCGCGCGCGGAACGCTGCTCCTCCCCGCGGCGGTCCTCTCCGGCGACGACCTCGGCGCCTTCATCTCGCGCGCACACGACGGCGCGGGCTTCTTCGAGGCCGGGCGCATTCAGTTCGACGCGCAGTCTAACTGGGCGGCGGCTCGCTCGAGCTCGCTGACGTTCTCGACGTGCGCGAGCGGCATCGTTGGCGATCGCCTCTTCATCTCGCCGACGGGCAACGTGCAGCTCGCGACGAACAACACGAGCTTCATCGCCGGCGGCACGGGGCAGGGAATCAAGCTCCCGGCAACGCCTGGCAACCCTGACCCGAACACGCTCGACGCTTACGACGAGGGCACCTTTACGCCGGTCTACAACGGCACGGGCGTGGTTGGCACCGTTACGTTCTCGGGGCGCTATCAGCGCACGGGCAATCAGGTGACGACGGAGATCACGATCACGACCGCGGCGGCCTCGACGCTCACCTTCACGTCGGCGACCGATTATTTCGACAACTTCCCCGCTGCGGTAACGCCCTCGGTCGACACCGTCACCGGCTCCCCGGTCGGTGATAGCTGGTTCCTCGTCGCCGCGCGGGTCGGCGCGCTCTTCCGCGCGATTTTCCAGAAGGCAACCTCGCCAGCGTATACCGTCGCTGCGAACTCGTCCGTTCGCTACTCGTTCACCTACATGATCTGAGGCCAAACCCATGAGCTACTACACCCAGCCATTCGCGCCCGACTACGGTAAGGG